CATAATGCCAATTTGTTTTTGACCTCGTCACGGCGGGCAACACCTTCCGTCCAATAATCCCACAAGGCAAGGAAACATTCTTCTTGGTAGTTTTCCAAACGTGCTTTCAAAGCCGACCGCACTTTGTTTGGGTTAATGCTAAATAGCCAGCCGTTGAGTTTTTTGATTGGCATACAGAGCATTGATTGAATACCGCCATTTGTAGGTGTTGCGATATCGAAACACCCGAATTTCTCCCTATTCTTATTAAGTTTAATTGACTGTGAACCCCAAGATAACCCAATCCCTTCCACAATCTCACGCATTGCCACATAAGCCACGCCGTTGTTGTCCACCAAGGTTATTTCTTTGCCTAAAAATTCTGCGGTTAATGTTTGCATATTTTCTCCTGCTTTCTCCACAAAATGGCGCCTGTAAGAAACAGTGAGTGGAGAAGGAAACACCGCTTGTCGCGTGTACATCGCTATCTTACAGGCAATAAAAAACCCGCTTCGATGAGCGGGTGATAGAATTCCAATAAAAAAGCCGAACTGTATTACTACAATTCGGCTAGTCTGGGAAAATCTACTGCAAAATTTTTATTGTGTCAATCTTCTAATTTTCTAAAAACTCTTTTGCTTTAAGGTATTTTTCTTTTCTCGCTAAATCCCTTTCAGTGACTACTGGCAATCTTGACAGGTCCATATTGTGGGTTAAATCTGCGATCTTAACCAGTCTTGCGATTGGATTGCTCTTTACTCTAGCAAGATATTTATCATAAGGTTCATTGTCTACCTTGGTAATAGCACAAACAGCTTCCGACACTGTATTTCCAAAGTAATGCGTTAAATCATCAAAAGTGCTTTCGGTATCTTCTACGCTATCATGCAGCCACGCTACCGCAACCATTTCCTCTGACGGCTCTACAAGATTATTTACAACAGATTGCAAGTGTTCCGAATATGGCTTGCCTGCTTTATCCACTTGATTAGCATGTATTGACTTTGCAAATAATTCTGCCCTTGTTGATAAAGTCATTATTAGTTTCTCATAAATCTGATTGCATCACTTTCGGAGATAACACTGAAATCACTGAAACCACTTTCAAGTAGGCGTTCAGCCCATGAAATACCGCGCGAGGCATCCCACTCTAATTTTTTAGGGTTGAACACCGAAAACGACAATAAATCAGAAGGATTCCCTCTGATTAGTTTTTGCTGGTTTTCGCCTACATTTGCTAAGTAATATTGAAAACTCATTTTTTATCCTCAATAGACTCAACGCCTTCTGGTATTTTGATTTTACTACTTAGTTTACGCATTTCAAGCAATAACTTCTCTTTTTCATGAATTGGTGTTTTTAGATCTCTGAATTTTTCATAGAGTTTATGCAATAACCCATTTTTTACATCAAAACTCTGTTGTGTATGGTACTGCATTTCAAAAACATCACCATTTTCATTTTGGATAAATGTGTTAACGCCTTTATATGCACTATCGTTCTTCCAAGTGTTTTTGACTACGATAGTTTTATACCCTTTGATCGCTAACAAGTACTGCATAGCCTTATAGCGAGTAACAAAATCCTTTTCTTTGAAAACTGTTGTATATCGAATGGCATCACGGATTTTATTTACTGCTTGTGAATGAGTAAAGCCATCCGCTATTTCTGTTTCAATTTTCCTTTTTAAGGATGAGTGACTTTTTAAGCGAAAATCCAATCCGACCAATTTGCCACCAACTTTATCCATGATACTTGTTAAATCTGATGTGATTTTGGGTTCTATTTTTTGTGAATAGGCAATGATCTCACTAACAGATAGATCAACATCCTCTTTTGTTTGCGATGATTCCTTTTTTGAGCCCTGACTAACAACGTCATCAAACACCGGTATCGCCACACATCGACAATTAAAATCATGTCCAGGGTGTCCGGTATCCGCAGGAGGATTCGCATATTCAAAAATCAGCCCCTCTTTATCAGCATGAGAATCACGCACACGCTCATCAAGCGATGTTGACCACATGTATTTTTTTATGCCTACGTCTTCATGTCTCGCTTGCGTTAAAGCGGCATTTAATTTTGAGGACTGATCACGAGCGATAAACATTGCCCGTTTTTCGGTTGTTTGCCCAAGCGCTTTAATTTGTGCGGTCAAGTCTTTGTTTAAACTACCGCTAACCAATGCTTGGGTAACTGCATTTTGCACTTTATCGAGATATTGTGAACGGATAGACTTAATCAACTGCACATTTGCCGTCGTCATTGCATTGACTTTCTCTGTAATGTTCGGACTACTGCGCAAATACGCCGCCAAATCCACGCCTGTTTGATTTTTCAGGTTGGTTGATACTTCCGCTTGGTTTTGGATATTTCCACGATTAATGAAGCCCTGTGCGATATTTTCAGCCTGTGAAGTGCGGTCAGTTTTTTCGTACTTTTCCAACACCTTCAATAAGGCCTGCGCACTAATTGCTTGAAATCCACTTGCATCATCCATAAAAAAAGGGCTTTGCGGTTGTTGCAAAGCCCTTTCTATGTCGTCTGTCATGGATTTGACGAATTGCTTGAGTTGTTGTCTATACCAAAGCTCCGTTCGCTTGCTCATTTTCACTGGTTTGAACTTGCGTGTTTTCGCTTTCTGGTTCTTCAAAATTTCCGGCAAGTTCATCAGCATTTTTCATATCCTCAATGTCATCAGCAGAGATATTGGCAAACAAGCCACTTTCTCGGAGTTCGTTTGCCACTTGATATTCATTTACTACGCCATTTTGAATTAAGGTATTTGTCGCTGTAGCAAAGGTATTGAGCATATTGATCTGCTGCTCTTGTTTAACCACTGTCAATGGTAAAAACTCAAACCACCAATCTTCAGGCTGCCCACCAAATAATTCATTGCATAGCAATGTGTCAAGCACCTCAAGCACAGGGCGCAATCTTGTTTCTTGCAGTCGATGGATGGTTTCGTGATAGTTTTGGATATCCTCGTCACCACTTGCCAATCCCGAAACAGATTGCCCAAATAAAATGGTTACCGGCATATCTGCGGCACCAGCAACTGCATTACGAAATTCGGTCAGTAGGTCTTTTAACCCGCTGAAAGTGAGTTCTTTGCGGTCATATTCGTTTTCTAAGTCAAGCAATAAGCTATTTGTTGCTGACTTGATAGACTGCACCGCTGAAATAACGTGAGCGACATCATTTTCTAATCCAGCTGAAATCTTGTCAGATAACCCTGCGATTTTAAAAATATCGATTTTGCTTTCAAAAATCAGATCACCCACATTCGCAGATGCGCTATCAAAACGTTTAAGCACATCAATAATCTTTTCAAGGTCTGATACGCCCCAAATATCATTGTCAGATAAAGGCGCATCATTCGCATTGATGATTAATAAGCGGGAATGGTGTACTAAAACAGATTGTGCCCCACCAAGAATGGAATATTCGCTGTATCGACCAAAGTTTGAGGAAAATACATCATCATCTCGCTGCCCTGTGGGTGAAATTTTCCATTTAGGCAAAATAATCAGACGTTTTAAGCGCTCTGTAGGTTGCAATGGTGATGTGATATTAATGGTATCGGTTACAACCAATAAACCCACTGAACCATATAGGCTAGACCACTGCAATGCTTTAGTTAAAGTCTCACGCAGTTTTAATCTGCGCTCAAACTTAGTGAATTCATCTAGCTGTTCAGATTTTAAATCATTGGAAAAGATATCGCGCCAGTTACGCACCATGTCTTCCGAGCGTTTAATACAAACCTTATTCGCAATCCAGTTATCACGCCATAACGCTTCAATTTGCGTTAAGTCATCTGTTAAACTCAGACCACGGGCATAATACGTTTGATCTTGTTTGCTGCCTAACTTCAGTGCAAGTGATTTGATACCATCTAAAAAATTCATCTTATAAATCCAGTAGTGATTTAGGTTTCCCTAAAATATCCGTTATTGCCATTACCAGTGCATCGACTTGGTCATCGTGTGCGTGGCTATCTGTTGCGGTAAACGCCTCGCACTCACTAATAAAGTCCGCTACCCAAGGAGCATTTTCAGGTATCATCACATAACCGCTTTCAATATATCCTTGAATGCCTAAAACACGCGTGTACTTATCTGCATCAACTTGAATTGGTGAGATTGGAATTTGATTGTTTCTGCGTATAGCTTGAATTAATCCGGTGCCACTGGCTTTATCTTCCACGTTTGCTCGAGTTAATATCCCAGTATCCTTTCTTGCCTTGTGTTTAGCCCAAACATCTTTTAATGTCTGCTCAAGTTCTGGTGCTTCCCATTTCCCTCTAACAAGATCGAGAATGTAAACTTTTCCGTCTGTTCCCCTGCCTGCGACAATAAAGACTGAATAGTCATTATGCTGTTTAATTTTTTGTGCGGTATCAGCGTAGATTGCTTTTACTTTAATTAGCGGAGGGATTTTATATCGACCAAACCAAGCGCCTTTAATGATGCCACCGCCTTTATTAGATGGTCTTTGTTGATATAAAGCATTCCACGCTTGAGAGCCAACAGCCTTTCTAATCTTGCTTAATCGCTCTAAATCAAAACGCTCAGGGTGCAATGGCTCCCCCTCTTTGCGAAACACCTCATCCTCTTCAGCAATCGCAGGAAATTTCACTATGCGCCATTGGTCGCCACCATTCTTCATCTCGTCGATTAATCGACCGGCTAAATCATCCTCGTGCCATCTTGTCATGCCTAACAACACACCAGATTTTGGTGATAAACGCGTATAAAGCGTGGTTGTGTACCAATCCCAAATGCCATCTCGAACTGTTTGAGAATTAGCCTCTTTGGCATCTTTTACAGGATCGTCAATAATGGCTATATCCGCCCCCATACCTGTAATCCCCCCACCAACACCAGCGGAACGATAAGCACCTTTATGCCCCGCAATTTCAAAAATCTCACTATTGCGCAAGGGTTGTCCTGAGACGGTCGCAATACGCTTATCATTTAAGGATGATTCAGGGAATATATCGTGGTAACTCTCATCATCCATTATTCGCTGAACGTCTCTATTCATTCGACTAGCTAAATCAGCAGAATAAGAACAGGCAATCATCTGCAAATCAGGATTTTTACCAAATGCCCAAGCAGGAAAACGACGACTAAATAATTCACTTTTACCACTACGAGGCGGAGCAAATATCATTAATCGAGGTTGCTTGCCATCTATTACATCTTGATAAAATTGCTGTAACTCTTTTGCAATGAGAATATTGAACCATCCTGTTACGAAGTCAGGTTTGGTTTGCAAGGTGAAATCAATTAAGCTCTTTTGAGCTATCATCACATCCAGTTGCTTTAGATTTAAGCTCTCTAAGAAGTTTGAGTTCATCGACACTTAACCTTGATAAATCCATAGATATTTTTTGCTCAATAGGCGCCCCATTAACACCTGTGATTTCTTGCGTTACTTTATCGCCATATTTTTTAGGTGCGACTTTGGTGATATACCATTTGCGAGCATCAACTCTTAACTTGGCCACGCTAACATCTTCGGGAGTAGCAAGATCTGAAATTTCCAACATCTCCTCAAGCAAAAAATCGGCTTGGTTCTCGCGCGCACGCGCGTACTGGTCAAAAAACTCTTTATTTTCGTCTAGCCAATTAAAAATTGTTTGCCTTGTTGGCATCCCAGGTCGCTCACAAATCTTACGCAAACTTTCCCCTTGAGCCAGTAGCATGCAAATATCATCAGCAACTTCCTTTACATAAGAAGATGGGCGACCAGTTTTTTTCTTCCCCACGCCCTCAGACGTGGATTTAACCTCGTCCTTTTTGCTCATGGTTAATCCTTTTAGGTTTATTTGTAATATTTACATCACATAACTTAGATATAACCCCGAGATTTTTAACATCTTGAGCGGAGATATAGCTAAGATATGTAGCATATACATAACAAAAAGACCGCGCTAATTGGCGGTCTTGGTTTGGATAATTCGCTTTTTAAACTACGGCCTTTTCCGTTGTTGTTTTTCTACATACTCCCGTACCCCATCTACTTTATTCGCACAAAGCCGCAATTCCTGTTTCAACAATAGCGCATACTCAACTGTCTCACCAAAAGTTGCTCCCTGAAATGCAGGCACTAAGCAAGGGGTAAGTAAAGTCACCGGTGGAGAAAGAACAAGCGTACGATACTCCACATCAGGTTTACTTGCGCAACTCGTCAGCAACCCCACCAGGCAACATAGCACGGCTGCACTGGTTGTTTTCCAGCATTTTTTTAATAGATTGAATTTGCGCATAACTTTGCTCTCTGATTGCTTGTTCTTGGACCAAGCGTTGTTCGGTAATCTTTCGTTGCTCGTCAACATCTTCATGCAACTCATCGATAATCTTGTCTCGTTTGATGACCTTTTCGTGCAACGAATCAATAACAGCCGATTGGCGCTCAATGTTGAGCTTGTTTGTATGTTGCATATAAAGCAACGCAAGGATAAATACACCGGCACATAGCGCCATAATCTTATTTAAGTTTTTACAACTATGGCTTAAAACGTTTATACCTAACTTTTTAATGATTAACATCCACCACATTACACCACCTCAAACATCGCTTTTTCTTTTTGACGGCGATTGAGTAAGCCTTGCGATACCCGACCACCGGCATTTTTCCAAACAAGGAATTGTTCAGCAGCACCTTTTTTATCACCGGCATTGAGCTTATTCACCAACGTTGAACGGGCGAATGCTCCCTCGCCAATATTGAATGCAAGGCTCACTAACGCATCAAATTGATTTTGCGTGAGCGTAACTTTAACGGCATCATTGACCGCACTTTCAAAGCGTTTTAAATCTGCTGTCAAAATCTCTTTTGATTTCTCTTTTGTAATTGCCATACCACGTGCAACAGGCTTGCCATCAACAAAGCCGGTATGACCCACACCAATCGTCCAAATTCCAACAATGTCAGGATAAGCTGTTAATTTCTCACCCTCTAGCTGGCGAATAAATTCAATTCCATTTTCGCTAATTCTCATCGCTTTTAATCCCTAATTTTGACGCAAAAAAACCGCGCCAAATTGCGTTAAGTACAGCTCCACCACCATAACCGGCAAGACCGGCACCTACGCAAGTTAATTCCAAACTTAACCCGGACGACAAGCATAAAAGCCCACCAATCCACCCAGCAAACATAGAGACAAGCACCTGACATAAAAAAAGCCCCACGCTAAAGTGGAGCTTTCCGGCTTGAATATCGCTTGCATATTTTGCTACGCCGGCAAATAGTCCGATAATCACTAAGGGAAGCCAGCGTAAAAAAGATTCCCAGTTATTCGGATCTTTAGTCGGCATAATAAAACCTATATAACAGATACAAAAAACCCCGACCGTTTCCGATCGGGGCTGTAAATAATTCTTTGTGCGTTTGCTATGCGCTAAAACCGCAACTTACAGAGAATAGTACACTTTCACTTGCAAGTAATCAAGTGTTTTTATAAATTTTGTGTAAAAATCCCCTCGCACACTTTTTCAAAAGTGCGGTCGGATTCTGTGTTGTTTTTAGAAGTCGATTCTGACGGCTTTCGGATCAAATTGGCGCAAGTGTTGTAGCACCCGCCAATTCGTCATTGGGTCGGCGTAAAACTCTTTTGTAATGCGGTTTAAAATTTGGTTGCTTGAGCGTAACACGCTTAAATATTCGTAAGCCTGTCCGTAAATCTGCCCGCTCATGTTTGACCCCATCGCCTTGAAAGCTTTTTCCACGTGTTGGAAAGTGCCGACGCCACGTTTGAAGGCAAACCATAACCACGCGAGCTGTTGCAGTTCGTACTCGGTGAATTCAAAGGTGAATTTCTTTTCAGGCTCCGGCAAGGCTAACTGTTGTGGCTGGTTGCGCTGCATAGCCAAGAATGCACGCAATACAATTAAGTGGAATTTTGGGCTAATCCACATTGCGTAGGAAAGCACTAATTCTTCGCAAACCCATGTGCCTTGAAGCTCAGGGTTACGACCGCCACGGACTATTTTTACCGATGCAGGAAATCCTGCATCGCTTGAATTATCTATTTCCGCAATAAGATCTTTGGTTTGTTGATTGGACATAAACAAAGACGGTTTATGGCGATTTTCTGACCCGCTTGCAACATGAAGATCGTTTAACGAATAAAGATTGTCAGATTGGCGAATTGAAGTTTTGAGAATAGTTAAGTTAGACATAGACTGTCTCCTTGTGATTTTTCCTGAAGTTTGATTCGCCCATATAGGGCGCCGAGAGGTTCAGAAACCGTCACAAGTGCGGCCGGGATTATTCCCCTTTCGGGTAT